CCTGTGTCAAATTTTGAGCCGGCAAGCTCTTACACCTATAGTTTGATTCCGAGTTGCAAACTCGTCACAATTTTCCACCGGGAAGTGGGGTGAACTAGGAACTGCTGGCGGCGAGCCTAGAGACTGGAAGCCTCAAGGCGTGCTGCGTAAGAGCAGTCAGGCTGACCTGGGCGCGTTGGCCTATGTGACGCCGTGCGAAGGATGTTTGATGGGTCCTCCTTGGCTTCGCCTACGCGCGGTAGCTGTAGCTCTTCGAGCTCGCTCCAGGTTTGCGCCTTCTCTATTTCGTTGACGTAGGCTTCGAGCTCGGTGCCGGTAAAGCCAAACTCTTTGCGTACTGCGTCAAACATCTCCGCCGATGCGCCTTCGTCCCACGGGAATGGGCCGTTCGCTACGCGATAATACATGTCGCGATCGGTGACGTACAAGCGCTCCATCTCGGTCTGAGCCTCGCATGAATAGGGCTGAAGGTCAATCTTGTTGATCCTTGCAACTGCACGGAGGTATGAACCGATAATGGGCGTTCGTAGGTCTGTAGTAGCGTACCCCCTCAACTTGGCAATGAATTTGTCTTCGTTGTCAGTGCGTGAAATGGACAACTTGTTGAGAGCTTTGCGCACCAAACAAAATGATGCTAAGCTTCCTTTCGGATTGGGGTATACTCGGCTGAGGTACTCAATGGGCTGGTCTAAGCCTATGAATTCTACGTCAACCTGCATGCCATAAACCTCTGTCATATATTCGCAGGCTATGTTCCATGCTATGTCAGAGATTTTGGGGATGCTGGGAGCGGCGCCGTCGTCCCCGTAGCAGGGTCCGATGTGTCGGTAAAAGTAGACACGCGCCTGCTCGCCTGGCTGGGCACCGTTGCCGGTGTTGCCAACCTTAATCTTGTTCATGGCTTTCTCAATACCAGATGACGTGACCTTCAATAAATTGATGTCAACTGTCCCGGGATTGGCCGCGACGAGAGCAGCATAACACGTAGTTATGTACTCGCGCGCGGCAGCCACGATCGTGTTCAACTGGGTGGTGATTCCCGACCCACTGCTGTTCTTCCAGAGTGAGTCGTAAAACTTCTTGCCAATCTTAACGTCCATGCAAAATAGGGCATCGTATATTTCCAGTGCTAGTTCCACATCCTCAATAGTGATGTAGCGTTTAATCAATGCACGGACGATGCCGTTGGTCCACTCGCTGTGGCTCTCGTCCATACGTTTAAAGTCGGACGCCCGCACCGGTGACGTGACCAGTCCTGAAACTGACCCATCATCGGCAGCTAATGCGCCTGTAGTGGCGCACGCTTGTACGGATTCTGCGATACCTGTAGGGGTCTTGCCTGGATCATACCATGAACAGCCCTTGCAAATTGCAGAGAGAGCTTTGCCCAATTGGGCAGAAGCGATGGAAAGCGGATAACCAAGGCTCGTGACGCCCCGAGGGGCATCACTAACCTTGCAAACTTCAGCTTTGATGCTGACGCGTGCAGTGTCGTCCTCAAGTTCTTCTCCGTTGCGTCCCCACTTTTCATGGCGGGCGACTTGAAGCGGTTTGACTCGGCCTGCGACTATCTCGTCCTTGCCTACTAATGATATGGAGGCAGGCTGTAGGCCTGTCTCTTGCTCCATACAATAAAAGAAATTGCGCATGAGTTTGTCGTGGATGGTTGCCTGCTCGGGAGTGGGACTCTTCGTGTTGGCGAATTTTAACATGCGTTTCTCTACATATGCTTCCAGTGCTGCTGGTGATGACACCGGCACTCCGAACTTGTCACCGGTAAGTACTGGCGCGGTAACTACAGCGTTGCCTCCCGGTTCAGTATGTCCGGGGAAGTAGTTGGTCTGCTTGGAAGTGTAGAGAATGTTTGGTAGAAGTCCGGGTTCCGCGCAGGTTTTAAAATAGTCGCCTAACACTACTGTGTTCGGTGACTGCGGGTACTTACCGTGCTCCTCGGGCATGTAAATCTTGAGAAGAGAATGCAGTTCGCTTAACATCA